TATATAGTAATTTTGTTTTCCCAAAAATCTTTGTCTTGTTCTAACGCATTCATATGCGCTATAATAGCACCTTTTGTTTTAGGTCTAAATTTATAAAGAGCTTTATTTTTAAAACTTAAACGTTTTGAATTTTTATTATTTTGTTTAGCAGTTTTTACTGATTGTCTTGTACTTACTTTATTATCGGTAATTCGTAAACTTTCACTTACTACTCTTGCTTTTTTATCTTCTAACCTTTTTAAGTTTTTTGATCTTCTACTTTCATTATTATTAGAATTACTGTTATTAGTAGAATCACTATTATCATTATTATTAGAGTTATTATTAGAGTTATTAGAATTTCTAGAATTTTCATTCCACTTTTTATCAGACGCATTTACGTTATATTTGTTTATTAAATCTTGGTAATCAGCAATATCAACATCAGTTTTATTGATATCTTTTTTAGTTTTTCTAATTTTATATGTATCATTTAATCTTTCATATTTTAATAAATCTGATGCTAGTACTTCTCTTTTATCATATAATTGATTTAATAACGATACAGCGTGTTTTATTTCTTTTTCTGTAAGCATTAGAACATCTCTTGTTGTTTAGGTTTTGATTTTTTAATTTCTTCATTAACTAATGTAATATAAAGACTTCTTTCGAATGGTAACATGCTGTCTATATCTAATTTCGAAAATTTACCATGATATACTAAATTCGTTATAGATTGATAAAATCCAGCAAGTGTATCCTCACTTAAATTTTCAATAAGCTGTTTTTCTGTAATTTCAATGTAATTCATATGTCTACAATAATCACATTTCGTACTAGCTATAAAATTAAATTTAGTTTTGTTGTCATCTATATATTTAGTTAATTCATCATAAATATCAATATCTAATTCATCAATATCAAAATCAACATAATCATTATAATCTGTACTAAATGCTTCATGTAATTTAAATCCTTTAAAATCTCGTAAATTACCTTCTTTTATAACATCAGTAAATTGCACTTCTGTTTCATAACTTTTTTCACATTTAGAACATTTTTTTATGAATGGAAATGCTTCTCCAACACTACCATTCCTTAATTCTAATAAAATATTTAATTTTTCTACATGCGATAAATTTTCATAAGTAACAGGTCCTTTCATTGTAATATAAGGTTTTAAAATTTCCATTAAAGATTCAAAATCATAATCGCCAGCAGTATATAATAAGATATCACGTTCTGTTACTGTATTATATGGTTTTAAAATTATATGACGATCATTGTATTTTATAATCTTTTGCACTTAATCTCCTATTTCAACCAAGAATCAGGGAAAAATCCTGGTATTTCATCGAACTCAAAAATTTGTTTATGTCCACAACTGCATATAAATTCCTTGGTGTTATCTATAGTTAATTTCATTTCATTGAATGCGTTTAATATTTCATCGAATTCATTAATATCCATATTATCTAAATATTCAATAATTTCATTAAATGTTTTACTAATATCACCATTTATTGATACAATGTGAAAAGCAATTTCTTTAATATCATCATCTTCATCTTTATTTTCATTATAAAATTTAGCATTTCGGATATCACCGAATTCAATACCATTTACTTCAGACCATGGTTTAAATTCTTTTTTATTAATGCTATCTATAAGGACTTTTTCTTTATTATCCTTTTCACAATTTCTACAAGTATATTCAAAATCTATACTATCTGATATTGATAATTTTCTTATTTCTATTAGTATGTATTGAATTTCTTCATTCGATAATGCTATAGATTGGTCTTCGAGACAATTAAGTACTAATTCATTAACAATACTTTTATCAACATCTCCTGTTGCTAAAACAGCTTTTTTAAAATTTTTTCTGTCTTTTGCTTTCCATTTTCTTGCTTTAACTATTTTATGACCTAAATCAATTTCAAAAAATGTTGGTGAAATTTTTGTTTCTTGTTCTTTTTTTGTTTGATTTTTTTCTTGCATAATTTGCCTTTTTATTTTATTTATATTGTTTTATTAGAGTACTATTAAAATACTTTTCCTAAGGCTTTACCTGTTTCATAAAATTGTTGTGTTTGTCCACCAACTACCATTGTATTACACATAAAATTGACAGAAAATTCTGCTATTTGATTTTCTGTATCATGAGAAAAATCTAAATGTGACTGATTCTGTTTGAAATATTGGTACTGCTGAGCTATTAAATGTTTCAGCGTTAAAAACTTTTATAGTCATTTTAATATTATCAAAATATTGTTCTCTTGCTTTAAAATAATACATTCTTATTGTGTTGTATATGTGCATTTGATCATAATCTCTGAAAATCATATTGAATCTATATAATTGATCTCTACCCATATGATATCTCCACTCATACGATACATATTTATTGATTTGTGCATTTGTATATTCAGTAGTTGTTATACTTTTTAAAGCAGCATTTAAATCAACATTGCTTATATTCCATTTTACAATATTTTCAGCGAAATATTTAGAACCTTGGCTACCATTTGCTCCTGGTTGAAAATGTATTTCAATAAAAAAGTTATTAATTTTTGTCCATTGTTTATTTTGAATATTGGATATCATATCATTTAGTGTTAAACTACTCAATAAAGACTCCTTTTGTGGTATTTATACTTAAAATCATTTTTTGATTTATAAATACTTAAAAGAAGGGTATATGAGTGATATAATTCAAAATCTTATGAATAGTGTTATTGGTGATGGTGCAAGACCCTCAAAATATAGGTGTGAAATAAACTTACCATCAGTTTTTAGCACACACGACATAAAAAATCTTGATATTATATGTAAAGGTGCTTCATTCCCAGCAAAAACGAATGAAGTAATAGAAGTAAAATATAAAGGTAGAACAATACCAATACCAGGTCAAGAAAAATATACACAATCATTAGATTTATCATTTTATGTCGATCCTAAACATGATTATAAACTTATTTTTAATGAGTGGATGCAAGCATTGAATTATAATACATACCAAGATCATAAAACATTACATTCTACAGTTAAAGAAATGCAAGATAATCAATCATTAAATTTATCATCTGTAAAAACTAATATTATATTAACACAATTAGATTTCGAAAATAACATTGATGAAGTAGCGTATGAATTTTATAATGTTTTCCCTAAAGAAATATCTAGTATATCACTCGGTGAATTTAATGTTGTATTTTCATTTACTCATTTTGAAATTCATAGAAAAAAAGATGGTATTACTGTTAATTCAGAAGCTAATAAAATATTACAGGGTGTGCAAAATGGACTTAATGATATAGTAAATAGTGCATTAGGATTTATTGAAAGTAATTATGGTAAAAAAATAAATTTGAAAGCCGAAGCAGTTATGAATAAAGCTCAAAAAATTCAAGATAGAGGTTTACCTACTGGTTCAAGTTATAGTGAATTTATGAAATAATAATTAAGGAAGTACTATGGGCGTTAATATTACTATTAGTGAGTTAAAAAAGAATCTTGGACCTGGTTTAGGTCTTAGAAAATCAAAATTTTTACTCGAAATTCCAGTACCAGGAAGTACAGGTAAAAAATTAAATATTCTTTGTAGAGCAACATCATTCCCACAAAGAACTATTGATACTGTAACTACTTATCATCTTGGAAGAAAATATAACATGCGAGCAGAAACTAATTTTCCTGGTACTTATGATATATCATTCGTTGATGATAGTAAAATGTCACTTAGACAAGTATTTGATAATTGGTTATCATTAGTTGATCAAACTAAACCACAAGGTAGTAGTTTATTAGGTAGATTAGGATCTGGTGTTAGTGATTTAGTATCTACTGTAGATGGTCTTATAAGTGCTGCTAATACATTAAAAACATCATTCGAGAATGATAAAGGAATGTCATTCGTAATAAATGTTTTAGAAAATAACTCAGCATATCCTTTATACCAAACTGATATTAATATATGGCAATTAGGAAATCAAGGCGAAAAAGTATATGGTTATAAATTACAAAATGCATTTCCGAGTGAATTAGGTACAGTTGAACTTGATGCAAGTGATACTTCTTCATTATCAGAATTTAGTGTAACCTTTACATATTCTGAATTTATTCCTATTAAGAATGATGATTCAGGACTTATTAAAAGTGTTCTAGGAACAAGAGGTGAAGATATTGTGAAAGGATCAGAAAATTTATTTTAACTATTTGTACAGTATTATAACTTACACTTATATGTTCTTGAAACAATAAATGAGGTCTAATTTAAGAATATTATAATTCATATAAATATAATATAAAAATTTAATATAAAGAATAATTGAATAATTTTTTACTTAATTATATAAATTTATATTTCTTATATAGATTTATATTTATTCTGTATTATCTGGAGATTAATAAATGTGTGTTATACTAGCGAAAAAATGTAAACTTAAAAAATACAAAAAAGAACAATGGTTCTTATATAAAATTAGAGATAGAAATTATTCACCAAAATATAAGTTAAATATTTCTAATAAAAATGGTATCGAAACATTATTTCTAACAGATCAAATAAATCTTTGGTC